AAATTATTGGTTGTTAGTGGTTAGAATAAATGTGTTAATCTAGCTATTTGACCATGTTCTTTAGAATGTATAAACGCTTCAACTGCTTCTGGTGATACATACCCATTTCTAAAATGCCAGGAGTCACTAACACTTGGAGAACGTAAACTTTCAACAGTTACATTGATATAGTCTTTAGCTGTCTTGTGATGGACATGATGAGTATAATAGTATCTATGTTCAGCTTTTACCCACATATCTTTTGCTTCAACACTCATCAAGCTACCTAAATCTGCCTGCTTCGCTCCGTCACCGTGAGTCGTACCAATTAAACTATTACCGTACATAGTGTATTTACGGTGAGAAATAGAACAGTCAAAAGTAACGTTCTTGGACTTTCTAAAATGTGTTTCAATTAACTGAGCTAAAAAGAATCCACTTTGATAGTCGTGATTACTCGGATTGAATACAAAATGAACGTCTGCAACTTGCATTAACATTTCTATAATATCAATATAAAGCTGTTTAGCTGTTAGAAAGTTGTCATACCACATACCGTCAGTATCTTGTGGTGTTCCGCTTGTAGTTTGTCTCTTTGCGTTGTCAGTGTGTAATATATCATTACCAGCAATGAAGATAATCTTATCTAAGTGAAATCCACTAGACTTATCTAATAATCCTTTGACACCGTCTAAAACACGTTTAACAGCTATTTGTTGATTATAATCCTTTCCTACTTCAAACTTACTACAAAGCTTTCCAATATGAATGTCAGCAGGGTCTAAAACTAAACAATGCCCATCTTCGGAAGCTTTACGTTTTATTTTTGGATACTTAGGTGAAAACTGTTTGCATTGGTCTAGTATGTCGTCAAATAAACTATCAACTTTAATTTCTTCTGGTGTTTTAAAGTTGTGATTCTTTACAAATAAACTAGCTTCGTCTGTTTTAATCCAAGCCTGCTTTACTGTTCTAGGGTCTAAACCGTTTTTAACAGCCTCCTCTTTTAGTCTTCTGTAGTTTTCTAGGTTTTCTACTTCGTCCTCTTTTAGACGTACTCTTTTATTTCCTGTACTCATATCTATCTATTTTTATAAGCTTCAATTTTCTCTCCAAGCTCTTTATACGCCTGCTCCATTTCTGTAAGTTCGGTATCGATGAATTCAGCCCATTCTCCGTTCTTAAATATGCAGTTGGATTTTATGTAACCTGATTGCTTTTTGTCACTAATCCAAAAATTACCGTCTGTAGTTGTTTCGAATTTACAATCTTCTAAATCCACACGTTCTATGCATTTAGGAAAACGTAAACACTTAGCGTGCTTTTTGTCGTAACCTCGCTTGATAGCTTCTTTGGTTAGTGCGGTTTTTATTTCTTCGTCGGTTGCGTAGCGGTTGTTAGCGTTTAAATTATACCTTTTGATAGATTTTAAGTTCATTTTTTCGTCATAGTGCTCAAACCATTCACCACTACTATAACTACCATAATATCTAGAATCTCCATCAAGATATATAATCCATCCTTTATACTTATCACTAGCAATCCACCTATTAAGCTCTAGTTTTGGTTTAGGATTTAGGTTGTGTAAAATAGTGAACGCTTCTAAAGAGAGCTGCGCACTTACAGAATCAAAACGTTCCAGCCAATTACAAATTAACGTTTTTTCATCTTCTGTTAAATCTTTTTCCATAATTTTAAATTTTAATTATGGTGCAATGTAAGGATATTTATTTAACCGACAATGGATTTTATAAAAAACTTTAAAAAGAAACCGATTATTAAACCGATTATTAAGGTAACTAACCACCATAAAGAACGCTTGTTTTCTTGTCTTACTGTTGTGCGTTTAGTCTTTTCTATTTGTTTTTGCTCTTTACGTATGATTTTAGACGTTTTAAGAGCGTTTTTCAAACTGTCTGCGTAGATATGTCTAATATGTTTTAAGCTGTCGTTAAATCGCTTATAATCAAATCTAGTTTTCCAACGTGTTTCTATGATTGGTTCTGGACAATCTACCTTTACAATACGCTCGATTATAGACTCTTTGCCATTTACCGTTAAAGTATCTGTAAAACGTAATTCTTTTACTACTGGCTCTATCTTTAACCCTTTATCTAAAGCTCTATTATATAGGTTAGTAGCTGAACAGCCTGACAAAATAATGATTAAAAGCAGAAAATACAGTCTCATAATAGAAAAAATTGCTTATATTTGAACACCCGCAGGATTAGTTCTGTTTATTTTTCATAGTTTTTAGGTTTAGGAGTGGCTTCGGTCACTCTTTTTTTTATCCTACCCAACGTCTTTTACGTCCGTTATATCCTATGTCGTAATGCGTGAAAGAACTATACGAACCAACGCCACCCTCTAACATTTTACCTTCTTCAATTAGGTGAAAGATAGCTTCTCTAATTTCTCTAGGTGTAGATCCATTAACAACAATATCTGCTGCGTTACCTAATTTGTGCTGGCTTTTCTTTGCGCCTCCTATCTTATGGTTATAGTCTGGCGACCTGTAACCGCTATTAATTCTGATTGGTTTATCTAAGTAATCTCTAAGTGCTTGTAACTGTTCAGCTAATATCTTTACACGTTCTAACACGCTTAAAGGCATTTCTGAACCATCATTACAATCAAATTCGATTTTACTGAAATTCTCTGTTAACTTCATTAGTCCTCTTTTTTAATTTTACGTTTAGATAAATCAATAAACCACTTTATACCCTCGTAACCTGAGAAACCAAACATACAAGCAATCCCGTATTGTGTATTTGGGTTTATGTTTATGTATTCGAACAATACAGGAGTTAAGTAATTCCCTATAATAGCACCTGACAACATTGCTAAAGCTTTTTGCCCTCTTGTTAATGAACGTTTATGGCTTATAGCTACAACCGCACCAAACCACCCAGCTAAAATTAAAGCCATGTGTATTCCGTAATCTTCTGCTGCCTTTACTGCTTTTACAATTGAATCCATCTTTTCCTGTTCTTTACTACTATAACGGCAAATAGTGCCGCTGCTATATATTCATTTAACTCAATCGCTAAAGGGTTGAAAAATAACTCGTCAACGAAACTATTAACCGCTGTTAAATGAACTATAAAAGCGATAACAGACCAATTACCTTTTGATAGTAAATAAATACAACGTGTGTACCCTACAAAGCTAAACGCTACTAAGTGATACCATCCACTCTCCCATAGTGATTCTGGGAAAGAATAAGCCGCAAGCACACTTAAAAATGCGCTTACGAACCATATTGCTGCTTTAGTACTCATTACTTCCTGTCGTTCGGTCTACCTCCTACGTGGTCAGCTATAAATTGGTCAACCGCTTCTGGCATTGTATCACCGCTATAAGAAGCTGTAATAGTGTAAATAACTTGGTCTTTGTCTACTTTGATTGTTACTGTTTTCATTATTTTGTATGTTTGATGTATAAATGTTCTAGTGTTATTTCTCCGCCTGTCGTTACGAATGATTGCACTTCAAAATGCGTTGCTGAATCTGTATTTAAAGTGTCTAAATAAAATCCGCACTCTCCATTTTCATATGTAGAGACTAAAGCAGTAGCTATTACTTTGCTTTGGTAATATACATACACTTCTGTTGCGCTCTCTCTAATTACTTCAATATCCACTACGCAAGCATCTTTATTGTACGGGAACTTAATTAGACTATTCCCATAGGTAGGAGTTGAGGCACTAAAAGGAGTGTATTTAATGTTATCCCATAAGAAATATATTCCGTAACCGTCAGATGCAGGCGCAACAAGGTTGTTAAAAGTCATTTTAATATCTATCTTGTCACCTATAGCCATGGTAGGTACTGAAACAGTTGAACCTAAATTAAAGGTTTCCATTGAACCAGTAGCACTTGTTGCCGTGTCGTTTACTGTGTCGTTATAAAGCACTACCCCAATTTGTGAAGGTGCTACTTGTTTAGTAATTCCACCTTGAACTACTGCCATTGACTCTGTACCGTCAAAAGACGTTGAAACAGGTAAATCGCTTATTTTTGTATCTGGCATTTCTTTTTGTTTAAATAAATTTCTAACTTCTTAATGTTCTTCTCTTTTGGCTTGTACACTTTCTTCATCGCTCTAAGTTTTTCTTCTCTTTTGGCTTGTACACTTTCTTCATCGCTCTAAGTTTTTATACGCTAACCTGTCGTAATCGTCGTTGTAGTCTAATACCCAACCACTTGAAAAAGCTTGCTTGTCTGGGTGCATATCTTCCTCTGTGTTCGTGTCGTATTCAGGGAATAGTTCAGAGTACTTGCACATGTATTTAACGAATCTTTGCGTATACTGTTCTGCAATATCACGCTCCTTTTCTACTAGATAATCAACTTCGTTTTTCTCTACAGTTTCACCGTTCTCTGTTCCGTGTTTATACACCCCTTTATTTGCAATCGTGTAAGCTGCGAAAGGCAAGTACTCAACCATCGAGTAATGTATTAACATCGGTT